GCGTTGGCCCCTGCAAGAAAAAGCGGCCTTGGCGCGCTCAGAATGAGGTTTTTCACCCCCGAAAACCGCCCAAAACGGGGGGGTGGTCGACTTTCGCATGATTGTTAAGACGCTGACCCAGTACGCCGAGTCGGTCCTAAACGGGCGATCGCCCGCAGGCAAGTGGGTCTACGCCGCCTGCCAGCGCTTCATGCGCGACCTCGAGCGCACCGACATCAGCTGGGACGAGCAGGCAGCGGCGCGGGCGATCGGATTCATCGAGGGGCTCACGCTGGTCGGCGAGGACACGGGCCGTCCGTTCGTCCTCCACCCGTGGCAACAGTTCGTCATCGGCAACCTCCGCGGGTGGCGCGCCGCGGACGGCCGCCAGCGCTTCCGCCTGGGCATCCTGCAGGTGGGCCGCGGCAACGGCAAGACCACGCTCATGGCCGGCCTCTGCCTCGAGGACGTGTTCGGCGGCGACGGCCGACGGGTCCACGTCATCGCCAACAACGAGGACCAGGCGGGCATCTGCCTCGACACGGCCGCGACGATGGCGCGGCGGCTCGGCGATCCGTCCTGCGTCGTGCGCTTCGACTACCTCGCGCGGCCGTCGCACGACTGCGAGATGAGCGCGCTGCCGGCGCTCGAGCGGTCCCTCGACGGCCTCAACCCGAGCCTCTGGATCGCCGACGAGGCGGCGGAGTTCAAGGGAAGGTTCCTTACGAAGCTCCTGACCACGGGCGCGAAGCGCCGCGAGTCGCTCGGCGTCATCATCTCGACGCCCGGAAGCAACCCCGAGAACCACTACGCCGAGCTCGTGAAGGGCGCGGAGGCCGTCCTCTCGGGCGAGTCGGAGGACGACACCCTGTTCGCCATGCTGTACGGCATCGACCAGGGCGACGCCGTCGGCGACGAGGCGCACTGGCCGAAGGCCAACCCTGGCCTGCCGCACGGACAGCCCGACCTAGCGAGCCTGCGCCGCGCCTGGAACACGATGAAACGTTCCGCAATGGGGCGCTCGGAGTTCACCCGCTACCACTGCGCGCGCGCCGACGAGAACACGGGCGGCTGGCTCGACATGGCGCTCTGGCCAGGCGGCAAGCCGATCGCCTGGGACGAGCTGCGCGGGCGCCCGGCGTGGCTCGGGCTCGACCTCTCGAAGAGCCTGGACATGTCGGCGCTCGTGGTCGCCGTCCCGACCGAGGACGGCTCGGTGGCGCTGCAGGGACACTACTGGTGGCCCTCGCAGGACGTCGCGCAGCGCGAGCTCGACTACCGCATGCCCGTCCGCCAGTGGTCCGCGGAGCGGCGCCTGACCCTGACGCCAGGGCGGGAGATCGATTACGAGTCGATCAGGCAGCGCATCCTCGACCTTCGGGACCAGTTCGACATCAAGGCGATCGGCTACGACGCCTGGGGGTCGAAGTACCTCGCCGAGCAGCTGGTCGCCGACGGGGTCCCGCTGATGACCTACCGCATGGGAATCTCGACCTTCGGCCCCGGCTGCCAGCTCTGGCAGAACCTCTGGGCGGGCGGCAAGTTCCTGATCGGCGACGACCCGATCATGCGGAGGAGCTGCGCCGAGGCGCACGCATCGACCGACCGCAACGGGAACGTGCGCCCGGTGAAGAGCCGCGAGTACTGCATCCTCGACCCGCTCGTGGCCGGCATCATCGCCGTCCACGTCTGGGGAGGAAAACGCGCGAGTTCTTACGACGAATGGCTTTAGGTGCAATCTGCGCGGGATGACGGGTCCACGATCCCGCCATGCTCGGCAAGCTGCTGCACCGATTCTTCGGCCATTGGTCCACCTTCCCGGGTGCGTCCATCCTCGTGCCGTCGCAATCCGGAAGCATCCCGCTTGTGGACGCGGACACGGCGCTGCAGTACACGCCGGTCTACCGCGCAGTCTCGCTCATTGCGAACGACCTTGCGCGCGTCGATTGCTCGGTGTCGAACCAAGTCGTCGACGCGCTTCTCCGTTCTCCCAACAGGTACATCAGCGGTTTCGAGTTTCGTCGGCTGATGACGATGCAGTGCGCGCTCTACGGCAACGCGTTTGCGCTCATCAACCGCACGCGCTCGGGCGACCTGCTCGAGCTGATCCCGCTCGGCAACCATAGCGTCACGCTCGACCTGACAGGGCCAGAGCCGATCTACAGGTCGAGCCTCTACGGCGAACTGCGCATCGAACAGGTGCTGCACTTCCGCACGATGGGATACGGCGGACTCTGGGGAGAGTCGCCCGCGAGGCTCTGCAATGCGGCTCTTACAGTCATGGCCGCCCAGGAACAGTCGCAGCTTAAGTCGATGGAGAACGCGGGACAGCCGAAGCTGGCGCTGGTCCACCCGGGCGCGCTCAACGACAAGCAGCGCCAGATGGTCGCCGAGCAGTACGTGAAGCAGCACGCCGGCAGCGTAAACGCCGGGAGGCCGCTCGTGCTCGGCGACAACATGCGCGTCGAGAGGATCAGCTCGACGTTCGACAACGACGGCATCGACGCCGCGCGCCGCTACTCGATCCAGGACGTGTCTCGCATCTTCGGCGTGCCCGTCTCCTACCTGAGCGAGCACAGCCAGAACGCCTACGGGTCGATGGAGTGGCTCGGCCGCATGTACGTCGACCACTGCATCGAGCACTGGGCGGCGGTATGGAGGAGCGAGATCCTCGCAAAGCTCGCCAGCCCGTTCGACACCGTTTCGTTCGACCTCGACGCGCTGCAGCGCCCGAGCCTCGCCGAGCAGATGGCGGCCCTCCGCACAGGCGTCGAGGCTGGATTCATCACCCGCAACGAAGCCCGCGCGCGGCTCGACCTCGACCCGCTTCCGGGGCTCGACGAGCCGATCGTCGCCAAGAACATGGGCACGGGCGGCGGCACCACGAACCTCGGCGCGGACACGAGCGCGCAGGAAGGGACCCCCAATGATTTCTAGGCGCGACATCGGGACGCTCGAGCAGGCCGTCGATGGGCGCACGCTCCGCGGCGTGGCAGCCGTGTACGGCGCGCAGTCGCGCGAGATCACCGAGTACGGCCGCACCTTCCGCGAGCAGATCGCGCCCGGCGCTTTCTCGACCTCTCTGGGCGAGGACATCAAGCTCCTCTACAACCACGACCCGAAGATGCCGCTCGCGCGCACGCGCGCGAAGACGCTCTCGCTCATGGACCGCGCCGACGGGCTGCACTACGTCGCGAACCTGCCCGAGACGACGCTCGGCAACGACGTGAAGACGATGATCGAGCGCGGCGACCTGAGCGGCGAGATGTCGTTCGGGTTCTACGTGACGCGCGACCAGTGGAACGCGGCGCGCACCGAGCGCACCGTGCACGAGGCGCGTCTCGTCGAGATCAGCGTCGTGGTCGACGCCGCATACCCGCAGACCTCTTCCAGCCTTCGTCACGTTGACGCGGCTGCTCTTGATGCCGCCCGCGCGCGGCTGGAACTTCACCTTTCAAGGATCGAACGATGGACCCGCTGACCGAACTCAACAACCTCACCCACCAGTACCGCAAGACGCTCGAGCAGTTCTCCGAGCGGAAGGACGCGAAGACCCACGAGATCGAGGCCCGTGGCAGCGGCGAGGAGCGCGAGAAGATCGCCCGTCTCGACAACGACATGACCGAGATCGAGAAGCTCATCCAGCTTCGCAAGCTCGCAGCCGAGTCGGCGAAGCCCGAGTTCTCGGCGCGCGTCGCCGACGACGACGGGAAGTGGCTCTACGACGGACTCTCGCAGCGGGCCCGCCAGCAGTACGGAACCCGCACCTACACCGAGCGCTACATGCAGGCGATCATCGGCGGGGACATGTCGGCCTTCCGAGCCCTGTCGACCAGCACGAGCAACGCGCCCGTCCCGACCGACCTCGAGCGCCGCATCATCGAGAAGCGCCAGCAGGCTTCCGTCATCCGCCAGCTCGCGACGGTCTACACGATCGACTCGACCCGAGAGGTCAGCGTCGAGGGATCGCTCCCGACCACCGCGAAGGTCGCCGAAGGCGGGACGATCACGCCGAACGACCTGAGCTTCGGGTCGAAGATCACCTTCCTGAAGACGAAGTACGTCACCGCCGGCAAGGCGTCGCGCGAGTACCTCGCGGACGTCATCGGGACCAGCGGCGTCGGCAGCGGACTCGACTACCTCGCCCGCAAGCACGGCATGTCGATGGGCCTCAAGCACGAAGAGGAGTTCACCATCGGCGACGGCACCGGCGATCCCGAAGGCATCGCTGGCGCGAGCGCGCAGACCAAGCTGGCCGCCGCCTCGCAGGTCACCGACCTTGCGGGCGCGGCGATCACGAGCGTCACCGGCGACAACGTCATCGACACCTACCACCTGGTCAAGCCGCAGTACCGCATCGGCACGAAGTTCTCCTGGCTCTTCAGCGACACCTTCCTAAAGACGGTGCGCAAGCTCAAGGTCAACACCACGGACTACATCTGGAAGCCGAGCGACAACGGCGGCCTGGCGGACGGAGTCCCGGGAACCCTCTACGGCGTCCCGTACCGCATCTCGGCCTACGTGCCGACCGCGACCGCGAACAACAACATCTTCGCCGTCATCGGCAACTTCGAGTACTTCGAGATCGCGGACCGCATGGGCATGGAGACGCTCATCGACCCGTACTCGGCCGCCGCGACCGACGAGACGATCGTCTACATGTACACGCGCACCGACTCGCGCATCATGCTGATCGACGCCTTCGCCGCGATCACCTGCTGATCCTCCTTTCTTTGCGGGCTCCCGCGGCGGAAACGCCGCGGGGCCCTTTATGCCGGCAATGCCCATCCCGATCGACGTGCTTCGCACGCGGCTCCGTGTCGAGACGGAAGCCGACGATGTCGACCTGGCGCAGCTGTCGGTGGCGGCGGCCGAGATGATCGAGCGCGAGACGGGCCTCGCCCTCACGACCGCGACGCGCACCGCGAAGATCAAGCGGTTCGCGCGGTTCATCCCGCCCGTCCAGCCCGTGACGGCCTTCACGCGGGTCCAATACAGCGACAGCTCGGGCGCGACGCAGACCCTGCCGACGGCCGAGTGGTGGACCGACGACACCGAGCCCGTCCTCGCGATCGAGTTCGACACCTCTGCCGTGATGAAGGAGAACACCTACGCGACGGTCACCTACACGGCCGGCTACACGGTGATCCCGCAGCCGCTCATCCAGTGCATCGTGGCCCTCGTCGGCAGCTGGTACAACAACCCGGAAGCCCTCCAGGTCGCGGCGCTCGCCGAGGTCCCGCTCGCCTACAAGGCGATCATCGCGCAGTACTCCGCGCAGGTGAGCTTCCGATGATCTCCGCGGGACGCCTGCGATTCGTCGCGCTCCAGAAGATCGCCCCGTCGGCCTCGAGCACGCTCGGCCTGCGCGGCACCGCCTGGACGGACGGGCAGCGCTTCCGCGTCGACGTGCGCGAGAACAGCGCCGAGGAGCAGCAGTACGCCGACGGCGTCGCGGTCGTGCGGCAGTACGAGCTGCGCGCGCGGTGGGAGACGGCCCAGGCGATCGGGCTCGACGAGACGAACCGCATCGAGTGCCGCGGCAAGACCTTCCGCATCCGCTCGATCAGCAACCTCGACGAGCGCGACCGCGTCGCGGTGATCAGCTGCGAGGTGGTGCAATGAGCATCGAGCAGGCCGTCCGCAGCATGCTCACCGCCGGCACGACGATCTCGCTCGTGCCCGACGCGCGCATCACGCACGGCTACCGCCTGCAGGACACCGCGCTCCCGGCGATCACCTACGAGGTGCAGTCGGTCGAGACGGCGACCTGCGGCGCGTCGCCTATCCGCGTCGCCCAGGTCGAGGTCCGATGCATCGCCGAGACGGGCGCCGACGCGCTCGCGGTCGCGGCGCAGGTCCGCTCCGCTTCGGTGGCCGGCACCTTCTCGGCGTTCCAGTTCGACGCCGTCCTCTACCAGAACCACGTGCTCGAGCCCGCCGCCGCGGGCGAGGGCGACGAGGCCGCCCCGTCGGAGGCGGTCTGCTCCATGACCATCCACTACCGGGAGTGACACATGCCAGGCGTCTCAACCGCTACCACGGCCTTCAGCTACAACGCAAACGTGACGACGGGCCTCGTGAACGTCTCGAGCTCGACCTCGACCGACATGATCGAGACGACCCGCATCGGCGACGCTCGGCGCACCTACCTCACCGGGCAGGGGACCACGACGCTGTCGGGCGAAATCTACTACGACCAGGGCGACACCTGCGCCGCGGGCATGGAGGCCGACGCGCAGGCCCCCGTGTCGCGCGCGGTGGTCGTGACCTACGCGACGGGCATGACGATGACGGGCAACGGGTTGATCACCTCGTGGCAGGTGACCGCGAACAGCAACGAGACGGTCCGCGCGTCGTTCGAGATTCAGATGACGGGCACGGTGACGATCGCATGAGCATCGCCGACGCACTGGCCCTAAAGAACACGCAGGCCGCCCTCTCCGGCGGGCTCACGGTGACCCTGCGCCGTCCGAGCGCGCTCGACTTCGTCGAGGCAGCGGACATCGCCGCAAAGAGGCCCTCGAGCCTGTATGCGTGGTTCGCGTACAGGCACCTCCTCGACGAGTCTGGCCGTCCCGTGTTCGCCTCGCTCGAGGCGGCGCTCGACGCCGACGGCAAGGTCATCTGGCAGATCGGCAAGGCTTGCGAGCTCCTCTACGAGGAAGGCCGGGACTGAGCGAGGGCGCGCGGCGGGTCCTCCGCGCAGCCCTCGATGAATCGACGATGGACCTTCACCGGATCGGCGCGGTCGTCATCAACGTCGCGCTCGACATCCCCGACTGGCGAGGCATCAAGGAGCGGATCCGTGGCAATCAGCGTCGCCTACAGGATGCAGTGGAGGATGTCCCCCCAGGACCTCGCGGCGATCAGGCGCGCGGCGGAGGCCTTGCCCAAGAAGATTCGCGCCAAGGTCGTCCGGCGCGGTCTTCGGGAGTGGGGCAATAGGCTCAAGCTCGCGATCCGCCGCCGCGTCTGGCGCAAGGATCGCGACACGCGCCGCGACCTGGCGGTGAAGATCAAGACCTACCGCCGCGGCAAGGCGATCTGGTGCGCCGTCGGCGTCCGCAAGGACGGCGAGCGCGTGGGCTGGCGATCGCACTTCATGGACGGCGGCTACCGCCCGTGGCAGAAGGGCATGAAGGCCGACGGCACGGCCCGCAGGCAGCCGACCCGCCCTGGACGGAACCCCAACCCGCGCTTCGTCCCGTTCTCCTATCGCCGAGACTGGCGGAAGGGCAAGGCGCGGCGCAGCCTTGGCGGCAAAATCTACCGCCTGCGCTACATGTCCGATCCTGCCATCGCGTGGTCGCCCAAGGCGCGCGAGTACGTCGAGGATGCGATCGCCGAGGCGCTGATGGAGGCCAGCCGTGGCCGCTAGCCTTCCCAAAGTCCACATTCCCGTCACGGTCACGACCGACGGCGTCGACAAGGGGCTTTCCCAGGTCGAGGAGAAGATGCGCCGATCGGCCGCCAAGATGAAGCGTCTCGGGCAGGCGACGGCTGGGGGGCCAGCAAAGGCCGCAGGATTCGCTCCAATGGCTCCCAAGGCCACGGCCTTCCTCGGAGGCGTCGGCAAGCTCGGGCCCCTCAGCGGGCTTCTGGGCGGCCTTGGAGCGGGCGGGCTGGCCGCGGCAGCGCCGCTCGCCGTGTTCGGCATGGCGGCGTCGCAGGTCCAGCAGCTCGCGGCCATGACGAAGGGCGCGACCGAAGCGCTCGCGAAGTTCCGCGAGACAGGCGAGCAGACCTTCGCGGTCAACTCCGCGGTGCTCGAGCGGCTCGCCGCGGCCGAGGCGGGCGCCCAGGCGGCGGCCAAGATGGGCGCGATGGACGCGTTCACCTTCGCGGGCACGCGCCCGGGCGAGAAGTCGAACTGGGAGGCGCTCAACGACTACGCGACCGAGCAGATGGCCTTCATCGGCGCGATGGCCGCCGGCAAGCGCCGCGAGGAGGCCGCGCTGCTCTCCGAGCTCGTGACGGCCTCCGAGCCGCGAGCACGGGAGATCAACCAGCAGCTCAAGTCCGTCGAGGCGCGGCGGTTCGAGGGAACGCTCTCCGAGGGCTTCGCGCGCGGCGAGGGCGGAATGTGGGCGCTCGAGAAGATGGCGATATCCATGATGCAATGGTGGGACGGCTGACCTATGCCAAGCACCGCGACA